ACAATTGGAATAATGCAAGCAATAGACGAACAACCCCATGTGGACTTTGACGAAATAAATAACAAAAGAACCGAGTTTTGTGACTATGTGTATGATTTGTTTTCAGATGAACCGACAAATGAAAAAGCGAACGCAGTCATATGTCTTTGCGATGAAATAATCAGCGCATTTGAGGGAGTAGGAGGGGTGCAGAAATGAAACTAAAAATAGAGTTAAAGCTAGAGGGTAACACAATGATTTCAGGCAGAGTGTTGATGCAAGACGAAAGTTTGAGGAATAATAATTCTAAACCGATTACTCTAATTCAAAACGATGAATTTAGAATCGTGTCGTCAACGCTCCCACATTTAGGCTGGGACGTGTTATTTGTCCGAGGAATGTCATATAACGATGATAATCGCGTTTTCCTTAAGAGTTTTGAAACCATCGAAGAGGCAGAAAGAATTTATAAAACCATCATCGAACTTGTAAATGAGCTAAACGGTGAAATCGGTGGAGTAGTAAACGAACAAGGGTTAGCACTATGTATCGATTCAAGTGGGGAAGTAGCAGTACCTGTAGTTTTCCACGATTGGAGTAGTCCGATAACCGAGGACAAAGACCAGTCAGCAAAGGCTGATAAAGGCAAGTTAGAGTTATCCCTTGTTAATCCGGAACTTGTCAAGGCAGTAGCTGGGGTTAGGATGTACGGCACAGAGAAGTACGGAGATAGCGAGAACTGGCGAAAGGTAGAACCTAAGAGGTATGTAGACGCACTTTACCGACATTTGCTAGCATACATCGAGGGCAACGAGGTGGATGAGGAGAGTGGACTATCCCACCTTGCACATATGGCTTGCAATCTCAGTTTTCTACTAGACAAGGAATACCTAAAGGAGCATGAATCGGAGGTATAGCGAATGTTAAACCCAGCAGTGAGTAACTTAATCAAAGAGATGAAGAAACCTTGCCCATTTTGTGGAGGCTCAGCTCATCTATGGAGATGGGGGAGAAAGTTTGACAAGACATCACGCCAGTACGCAGTAAAGTGCTACAGATGTATGACCCACTCTGAGCCATCAGAAGACCCAAAACAAGCTGTTATCAATTGGTACAACGAGAATTTTAGTGAGTTTCAAAGAAACGCAAATAAAAGACTGAAAAAGAACGAGGCTCACGAGGACGGAGCTTTGACAATCATTTACCGCATACTAGAGTCGACATCAGGGGAGTTTAAATTCAAATACCTAAGATATCTCACAACAGACAAAAGCGATATGAAATATGAGAGGTTCAAGCAAGACATGGAGAGCTGTGAGAGGAGTTTGATAAGCACGATTGAATTTTGGCAACCAGCAGTAGACGGAAAATCGGCAGTCGAGAAAGTAAAGGCAGATATAAGAGCAGAGCGAGGTGTATAGCCATGATAGACTACGAATCAGTAAGACAGCTGAAGACACTACGCAGAGCTGCAGAGGGATTGAGATATTCTATAACACACCCACCCTATACGATAGTCACAGACTACTACAAAGATTATCGAACAGGAAAAGGAATACCTAAAGCACTAATTGGCGTTGAGATTGACGAAAAGGTGGTTAGGAAGAGAGAGAGGGAGCTGGAGAACAAACTAGGAGAGATTGAGCAAGCTATCAAGAGCATAGAGAGTGAAATCGACAAAGTAAAAGACATAGAGCTCAGAGAGATACTAAGGCTATACTGTATCAACGAGGAAACTCACGAGAAGATAGGCGAGATCATGGGACTTGAACGCTCAACAATCTCAAAGCGACTCAGTAGCTTTTGGAAGAGGAGCAACATCTGAAAAGTTTCACAGCATTCACATTTTTAAGGTGCTATAGTGTAGTTAGTGAAAAGAGGTATTGGGCGAACTCCTTTTGTAAATATTTTATATAATCACTCCACAGAGGGCACTTCTAGCCATAGAGGTGTCCTTTGTGTTTGTCTATAAAACAAGCTAATTGCTAGAAAGGTGGTGGTGTATTGTGAAGAAAAAAGATAAATTAACTCTTAAACAAAAGAGATTTGCTGATGAATACATCATCAGTGGGAATGCGACACAGTCAGCAATAAAAGCGGGATACAGTAAAAAGACAGCTGGTGTGATAGCTGTTGAAAACTTAGAAAAACCTAACATCAAGGCTTATATAGACGAAAGGCTCAAGGAATTAGACGATAAAGCCATCGCAAAGCAAGAAGAAGTGCTGCAGTATCTCACTGCTGTGATGAGAGGTCAGTCAAAGAGTGCCGTTGTTGTAATAGAGGGACTAGGCGAGGGACTGTCTGAGGCAAGGCTGATAAACAAGACTCCAGACGAAAAAGACCGAATCAAGGCAGCGGAGCTACTAGGTAAGAGATATGGTGCGTTTACCGAGAAGGTCGACATAAGCGGTGACATGAGTCTAAGCATTGAGGTGGACTATGGCACAGAAGATACAAATACAAAGCAATAAAGCCTTTAGCGAAGTGCATCGTAGTAAAAAGCGATACATTGCACTAAAAGGCTCGGCTGGTAGTGGAAAGAGTGTAGACACAGCACAGCAGTATCTTATAAGGCTATTAAAAGACAAGGGTCGCAACCTTGTGTGTATTCGTAAGTCTGATGTAACAAACCGAGACAGCACTTATGCAGAGCTTACTGGAGCGATATACCGACTAGGACTTGATAAGTATTTCGAGTGCAGATTGTCACCTCTTCAGATAAGATGCATCAATGGGAATATGATTATCTTTCGAGGTGTGAACGACGAAAAGCAACGAGAAAAGCTCAAGTCAATCACATTCCAAAAGGGCAAGCTGACAGATGTATGGATAGAAGAGGCGACGGAATTAACACAATCCGACTTTGAAATCATAGACGATAGACTTCGAGGAAATCTTCCAAGCGGTCAGTTTTATCAAATCAAGATGACATTTAATCCAGTCAATAAAAATCACTGGATTAAAAAACAATTCTTTGATAGGCAAGACGAGAATACACTCACTTGCCACAGTTCTTACCTTGACAATCGCTTTATAGACGATGCGTACAAGGCGAGAATGCAGAGAAGAAAGGAAGTAGATCCAGACGGCTATCGCATATACGGATTAGGCGATTGGGGAGAAATTGGCGGACTAGTTCTAAAGAATTGGGAAGTCGCTGACATCAGTCAAAATGCAAACGACTACGACGATGTAGCAATCGGTCAAGACTTCGGATTCAACCACGCAAACGCAGTCTTACAGCTTGCAATCAAGGACGACGACATATATATCCTAAAAGAGATATACGTCTACGAGAAGGACACATCGGAGATTATAGACATAGCAGACACGATGGACCTTGTCGGCAAAATGTGGTGTGACTCAGCTGAGCCTGATAGGATAAAGACATGGAAGAAAGCTGGCTACAAGGCAGAGGGAGTCACGAAAGAAAAAACAACCAAGCAGAAATACCAAGCTACTCAGATTGACTGGCTAAAAAGACGTAAGATATATATACATCCCTCTTGCGTGAATACAAAGAGGGAAATTGAACAATGGAAGTGGAAGAAGGACGAGCAGTCAGGTAAGTACCTAGACGAGCCAGTTCCTTTTTTTGATGACGCAATGGCAGCACTTCGATATGGAATCGAGGACTGGCGAAAGCCGTCAACAGTTAAGCTAAAGACATTTAAGGAGGGAATCTAGTAGATATGAAATCGAAAAGACCATATGTGTTACCTTACGCACTTGTATGCAGTGAGCAAGATATAAGCGGAGGTATCAAAGGCGACTTGATCCAAAAGCAAATCGCAAAGCACAATAACATGTTACAGAGATATACGTACCTTGAGAACATGTACAAGGGTTTTCACGACATATTCAAGGGTCCAGACAAAGAGAACTGGAAACCCGACAACAGACTAGCAGTGAATTTCCCTAGATATATCACAGATACATTCACAGGGTATGGCTACGGAGTGCCTATCAAAGTGACGCATCCAGACGAAAAGGTGAACGATGCTATACAGCTTTTCGGTAGACAGAACGAGATCACTGACCACGAGGCTGAGATGGTGAAGAAGTGCTGTATATATGGACATGCGTTTGAGTTCATGTATCAGAACGAGCAACACGAGACAAAGGTATCGTCAATTTCACCTAAAGAGCTCTTTGTTGTGTATGACGATAAGCTCAGTCAAAGAGCATTGTTTGCGGTTAGGTATGGAATATATCCACAATCTAGCGACAAGGCTGGAAAGACCTATGGCGAGGTTTACACAAAGAACTTCATATACACCTTTGAGGACAAGAAGGTATCAGAGGCAGAGGAGAACCCTTACGGCTTTATCCCTTGTGTTGAGTGGAGACTGAACGACGAGCGAATGGGCCTATTTGAGCCTATCACTGGACTTGTTGAGACGTACAATGCAACACTAGGCGAAAAGGCTAACGATGTTGATGCGTTCGCTGAGGCATATCTTGCGATTTTAGGTGCTGAGCTTGACGAGGATGGAGTAAGGCACATTAGAGACAATCGCATCATTAATCTTTATGGCACGGACAACGCAAAGGACATCCTTATTCAGTTCTTGCAGAAACCAACAGCAGACGGAACACAAGAGAACCTACTCAACAGACTTGAGACACTTATATATCAAATCTCTATGGTTGCGAACATTTCAGACGAGAGCTTTGGAAATGCAACGAGCGGAGTATCACTAGCATACAAGCTCCAGGCAATGAGTAACCTTGCTCTAACCTTTGACCGAAAGATAGAGAAGAGCTTGAGAAAGCGATACAAAATCTTTTGCAGTCTGGCGACAAATGTAAGTGATCCATCAGCATATCAAGAAATCGAGATAAAGACGACTAGAAATATACCAGTCAACACACAGAACGAGGCACAGATTGCATCAACATTGCAAGGTGTCGTATCAAAAGAAACTCAGCTGAGCGTACTGTCAATCGTTCCAGATGTTAGACGAGAGATAGAGAAAATGGACGAGGAAGAGGAAGAGGCAAGAAAGAAACTATCAGCAGTAGACTTGCTCTTTGCTGACGAAAGCAAGGAGCTAAACCATGACGAGGAGTAAAAGGAAACGCAATCAAAATGCAGTATATTGGCGAGAACGAGAGACCGAGGCTATAAGGCACAGAATCAAGGACGAGCAAGAGTATTTCAAAGAGGTGAAACGAATCTTTGACAATGCGTCTGTCAATATCGACAAGGAAATAAAAGCCTTTTATATGCGATATGCAAGTAAAGAGGGTATTACCCTTGCCGAGGCTAAGAAAAGAGCCTCACAGATTGATATAGAGGCTTTCAGCAATAAGGCAAAGAGATATGTCAAGGCTAAGGACTTCTCAGACCAAGCAAACGAGGAGCTAAGGCTCTATAATCTCACCATGAAGATTAATAGACTGGAGCTACTAAAGGCAAATATCGGCCTAGATCTTGTCGATGCATATCAAGACCTAGAGGACATCACACGCAAGGCAATGACCGAGCGAACACGAGAGGAGCTCAAGAGACAGTCAGGAATACTAGGAGAGAGTATCAACGACAGCAGAAAAGCCGTCGAAGACATCATCGGACAATCGTTTTATAACGCTACATTCTCCGACAGGATATGGCACAATCAAACCTTGCTCAAGTCACAGCTTGATACTTTGATATCCACAGGACTTATACAAGGGCGAAACCCAAAGGCATTAGCCGGAGAACTTCAAAAGGTATTCGGCACATCAAGATATAACGCAGAGCGATTGCTCATCACTGAGCTGGCAAGGGTGCAGACACAGTCCCAGCAAAACGCATATGAGCAATGTGGATATGACGAGTATCAGTTCATCACGATAGGAGCTGGTGCTTGCCCTATTTGCAGACCGATGGACGGAAGGACGTTCAAGGTTAGGGACATGATGGTGGGCGAGAATGCACCGCCACTACATCCTAACTGTAGGTGTAGCACTAGTGCGAGCACAGAAGATAAAGTCCTTAGCAAAAATGTCGAACTGCCACAGGAATTGTTAGAGTCTAATCAAATTGATGACACTTTAAAAAAGGGAATTTCTAAAGCACTTGAGAGAATAGAAAAAAATTACAATATTACGATTGATAATATTGAGTTTGCACCTTTTAATAACGAAGGAGCTCCGTTTACATATGTACCTTATTCCCAAGATGGGATATATAAAGCAAAATTGAACATCAATTCGAGTTTTAACTGGAATAAAGATATTGAATCGTTTAATGCAAGGATATATAATAATTATATAAACCACAATCTTGCGTGTAGAAATTTAGATGACTTAATACTTCACGAGGCGGCACATTTTAAAACCTTTGAAGATTGTAAAACATGGAGTGAGTTTCTCCAATTAGAAAAAGAGGTTAGGAAGAAATTCATACCGGGGGTATCAAACTATAACGATGGGAGCTTAGATGGTGCTGAAACAATTGCTGAGGGTGTAGTCGCAATAAAAAATGGAGACAAGGTGTCTCAACAAATTGCAAATTTAGTAAAGGAGTATACAGGATGGTAGTTTTTTCAGATTGTATGGAATGTGAACGTTTCTACAACGATAGGACCTCACACAAGTGTTGTTGTGAGGCATACCCCGATGGCATTCCTCGAAAATGGTTTCTTGAAGGAAGACCAAAGAAAGTAAAAGAATGTAATAATGGAATCGGTTTTAAACCGGAGTCTAGTACAGAAGAGTAGGCAAAATACACAAAATCTTGATTGAGCTTGTGTATTTTTTTATTTTAGTTTGAAAGGGAGTAGGCACAATGAATATACCAAAGAAAATTAAAGCTTTACATCTTGAGTATGAGGTTATAGAAGACAGAAATATACATGAAGGCAGCACTGAATTGTTTGGACAAGCACAGTACATCCAGCAAAGGATATTACTAAACGAGGAAGCAAGCTACCCACGAAAGTGCGAAACACTAATACACGAGGTAATCCACGCACTTGACGATGTGTACAACATTGGTCTTGAAGAGAAACAAGTTGAGCAGTTAGGGGTTGCGTTATATAACTTTTTAGAAGATAACAAGGTGGTGCTATTTGATAACAATTTACAATAGCAAGGACAGAATATCCGTTGAGGGTCACGCAGACTACGGACCATACGGACAAGACATCGTTTGCAGTGCTATATCGACACTCTTACAGACTTATATTGAGTCAGTGGCTAATCTGTCAAGCGATGAAATAAAATACAGCATAGGCGAAGGGAGAGCCTTCGTAGAGCATAAGGCTTTATCAGAACAAGGGAAAGTTCTGAGAGAGTCTTTTTTTATAGGCATAAACGGAGTGGCATCAGCCTACTCCGATAATGTACAAATAATCAATTCTACAGTAGCGGATGACATGGGGGAATATGATTCCAATGTGTTGGACGAAGGAGGAAACAAAAATGGAAGTTATTAAGAAGTGGGAACTACAGTTATTTGCTGAAGGCGAAGGAGCTGGGACCGATGGTGGTAATGGCACAGAGCCTACAGAACCAAACAAAGAGGGAAATAACGGAGGAGAGCAGAGCAACGGCTTTGACGACTTCCTAAAAGACCCTAAGAATCAAGCAGAGTTTGACCGCAGAATCGAGAAGGCAATCAAGACAAGAGAGTCCAAGCTAGAGGACAAGTACAAAGAGGACTTGAAGAAGGCTCAGACCGAGGCGGAAAAGCTAGCTAAGATGAACGCAGAGCAGAAAAAGGACTACGAGCTAGAGCAGATACGTGAGGAAAACGCAAGGCTAAAAGCACAGTCAGAAATGATGGAGCTTAGAAATACAGCGTCAACTCTACTATCCGAGGCTGGCATTGAGGCTAATAAGGATATGCTAGATCTAGTAGTCAATGGCGATGCAGAAAAGACAAAGGGCAACATTGAGAAACTTGTTAGCATTGTCGAAAAGGAGCTCAAGGCTGCAGAGGTTAAAAGAGCAACGGGTAGAACACCAAACAACTTTAATAACAATAACGGCAATCTCAGTCCACTTGAGCAGAAGATTGCCAAGTATAAGAAATCGTAATACGAAAGCAAGAAAGGGTATTTAGAAATGGAAAAGAGAAGATTTGACCTACAGCTATTTGCACAGGGCGAGAATAACGGAAGAGGAATCGCAGTATACGGAAAAGAGTTCAAGGAGCTCCTTGAGGCGATATTCGGTGTCGAGGCATACTTTGCGGACTTCTTTGTTGGTGACACAATCGAGGCACTAGACGGAGTCGCTAACAACAAGGTAGCTTTCACAGTAAAGACCTCAGACATTCCAGTAGTAGTCGGTACATACAGTAAGGACCCAGCTACAGGCTTTGGTGCTGGAACAGGAAAGACATCAAGATTCGGTGAGAGAAAAGAGATTACTTACACAGACGTAGATGTGCCTTATTCATGGACTTGGTCAATGCATGAAGGACTAGACAGAGCAACAGTAAACGCAGACATGGACACAGCAGTAGCTGACAGACTAGAGCTACAGGCACAGGCTAAGGTTGGACAGTTTAACGCACATCACGGAAAGTTTATCTCAGACAATGCTGGCAAGACAATTGCTGGAGGCGTATCCGTAACAAAGGACAATGTTGGCGAGATATTCTCCCAGCTATCAGCTCACTTTACAAACGCAAAGGTTCGCAACGGACTTGTGAAGATTGCTAAGGTGAGATCAGATGTGTATAACGCAATCATCGACAGCGGACTTGCTACAAGTGCGAAGGGTTCATCTGTAAATGTTGACGACAACGCTGTGCTAAAGTTCAAGGGATTCTACATAACAGAAGTACCAGCAGACCTATTCCAGACAAAGGAAGTAGTATATGCTTATGTTCAGCACTGCGGTAAGGCGTTTACAGGAATCAACACTGTAAGAACAATCGAGTCAGAGGACTTCAACGGACTAGCACTACAGGGAGCTGGAAGTGCTGGCGAGTATGTACCAGCTGATAATAAGAAGGCAATCGCAAAGGTAACAGTTACTGGAGTATAAGCCTTTAGAGAGTAGGCAGTAGACAGAACCTAAAAGGGGGAAATAAAGGGAAGGGCAAAAACAAGTCCTTCTCTTTTGTTTTATGTAACAAGGAGGAAAATCAATATGTATAGAGTTTTAGAACAGTTCCATGACCTAGAGGACTTTACAACAGATAAAAAGGGCGAGAGAACCTATTTTGAGTACAATGAGGGCGATATATACCCTAGAGAGGGATACGAGCCAGCAGAGTGGAGAATCGACGAGCTGATGGGCGGAGACAATCCACTAAGAAACCCTCTAATCGAGGAAGTGCACGAAGTCGCAGAGGTAACTGAGGCAAATGATGGAGCAGATGTAACTGAGGAAGGCGAAGAGTAATGTATTTAGATAGTATCAAGGCACTGCTAGGACCACTAGGCTATAAGCACGAGGAATTAATCAATCGAATAGCCTACATGACCGAGCAAAGGCTAAAAGTCCTTATATCGAGCGAAGAAGTGCCATATGAACTATCATACATTGTCGTTGAGGTATCCGTCGCAAGGTTTAATCGTATCGGCTCAGAGGGATTGTCTTCTCACAATGTTGAAGGCGAACAAATGACATGGAGCAATGATGATTTTAAGCCTTACACAAAGGATATTGAGACCTATCTGAAGAACAAATCGAACAGCACTCAAGGAAGGGTGAGGTTTATATGAGGTACGACAAAGTAATAACCCCATGTGAAGAGAATAGAGGCCTTTACAACGAAGATACGGGCGACTATGACGCTAGCGGTGATACATACAATGAGCCTATCATTGCATCGGTTTGTGACGCATCAGACCAAACTGTAAAGCTAGTCTATGGTGAAATGCGAGAGGGAGTTCTGATGATACATGTACCAACCAATGACATCGATATCAAAACGGACTACATCATGTACAAAGGCAAGAAGTACCGCATAGACAAGAGACGAAATTTGAGGTTCAAGACGACTTTTATCGTCTCGGAGGTGCATTGATTATGGCAATAAAGATAACTGGCACAGATGTGCTTTCTGAGGCATTAAAGAACGCTCAGAGAATGGTCGATGTCAAGGCTTGCGTTAGTAAGCATGGTGCAAACCTCAACAAGTTCATGGTCGAAAAAGCACCAGTCAAGACTGGCTTTTTGCGAAGGAGCATCAAGCTCAGTAAGGGCGACGATGGTATGAGCGTGACAGTCGAGCCAACAGCAGAGTACGCACCATACCTAGAGTACGGTACCAGGTTCATGAAAGAGCATCAGTTCGTTAAGCCCGCACTTGAAAAGGTTAAACCAAAGTTTATAAGGGATGTAAAGAAAATCATGGGAGGCTAGGTGGAAATGAGAAGAGACCCACAGCAAGAGATATTTGCTAAAGTCCGCAAAGAACTAGAAAACCGCTTTGGAATACTAGTATTTGATACAGTCATTCCATCTAAAGAGGTTGAGTATCCATTCATCGTGATTGCTGGGACCACGCAGACGGACACGCAGAACAAGACTGCACTATTCGGCACGGTGGCACTGACTATTCACGTATGGCACAACAACATGCTTCAGAGAGGCACATTCTCAACGATGCTACTTGATGTCAAGGACATCGTAAGAGGAATAGAGACGACAGAGAATCGCTCATGGAATCTAGTAGAAACCAATCAAACAATCATGGAGGACGATACGACCGCTCATGCATTGTTGCACGGAATACTAGAATTTACATGGACATTTAGCTAGAGGCACAAATAAGAAATTAATTAACACAACTATTAGTTAGGAGGAATAGACATGGCACAGGCAACTATGACAGCTGTAGCTGGAAAAAAGATAGTATACCTTTACAGACTTTTGTCAAAGGCAGCAACTGAGAAAGGTGCAGCGATTGCGTTCGTAACAGAAAATGGACGTTCGAAGTCAAAGGATGCTGACTCAACAGCAACAAAGGACGGAAAGATTAGAACACCAGGAGTCGCTGAGACAGAAATCACTTGTACATCAATCCTTTCAAAGGGTGACAAGCTACTCAAGTCACTTGAGGACGCACTAGACAACGACGAAATCGTTGAGATTTGGGAGGCAAACCTTGAAGAGGCTGGCACTGGTGCGAACAAGTATGCTGGCAGATATTTTCAGGGATATCTCACAAACTTCGAGATCAAGTCGGGAGCTGAGGATATGGTCGAAGTATCACTCACATTCGGAATCAATGGCTCAGGAGTTAGAGGCGATGTCACAGTGACAACTGAACAGCAGGCCGTTGCGTCTTATGTCTTTAAGGACACAACAGCTGGAGCATAGAGGAAGAGTAAGGGCGGTTTAGCAGACCGCCTTTTTTTGTACAAATAATCATATCTATTGATTGAGAGAGGAAAAGAAAATGAACACAATGGAGCTTGAAATCAACGGAAAAACCTATGCTTTTAAGTTTGGCATGGGTTTTTTGCTTGAAATAAATAAAACATATGAGGTCGAATCAGCCGGAACTAAGAACAAGGAAAAGGCTGGCCTTGCGTTTAATGTAAGCGGAATACTTGACAAGAACCCTGAGTCACTGCTCACAGTCCTAGAAATCGCCAACAAGACTGAAACACCTAGAATCAGTAAGAGCGACATCATGGCATACATAGAGAGCGAAGATACAGACATCGACGGACTATTTGCAGAGGTGCTTGATTTTTTATCGAAAGCCAACTGTACCAAGAGCATGACTCTGAAGATACAGAAGGCAGCGAAAGAGGCAGAGGAAGAGGAGAAGACACTGAAGAAAAGACAGAAGGAACTCATGGGAATGCTCAGTCAATAGAGGAAATCTACGAGGCGATTGCAATAGACTGCTTTAGGTTTTTTGGGTTTAAGCGAATTGAAGAGGTGAACACTCTGACATTTCCTGAATACCAGCTACTAGTAAAGGCTCACAATCTCAAGCAAGTAGACGAGCAGTACAAACTACATTGGCAAGCTTATTTGAACTTTGCTGCATCAGCGAAAAAGAAAGCTGGCAAAGACAGGATCAAACCTGTATTTGCACGATTTGACACATTCTTTGACTACGAGGCTGAGCTAGACAAGGCAAGAGGAATCAAGCGAGATAACGACAGACTGATTGCGATTGGAAAAATAATGAAACAAGGAAAGGGGGAGACACATGGCTGATTATTCAGTAAAGGCGATACTATCGGCAGTTGATAAAAACTTTACTAGCACATTTGCGAAGGCAGACAGAAGTGTACTAGGCTTACAGTCGAGACTGTCGAGAGGTTTTGGTTTTGGACTATTCGCTGGTGCTGGTCAAGCTGCGTTCAACAAAGTAACTGGTGCTATCGGTGGAATGAAGAACGAGCTCATAGAATCATCAAGGGCATGGCAGAACTTTGAGGCTAACATGCAAATGAATGGGCACACAAAGAAAGAGATTGCAGAGACACGAAAAGAGCTACAGAAATATGCAGAGCAGACCATATACAGCTCATCCGACATGGCGAGCACATTCGCTCAGTTTGATGCAGTAGGCGTCAAAGGGTCAAAGGATCTTGTAAAAGCCTTCGGTGGAATCGCAGCTGCGTCGGAAAACCCACGCCAAGCGATGAAGACTCTATCAGTACAAGGTGTACAGATGGCGGCTAAGCCTTATGTATCATGGATGGACTTTAAGCTGATGTTAGAGCAGACACCAGCCGGAATATCCAAAATCGCTAAGACAATGGGGATGACAACAGCTGAGCTTGTTGCGAATGTGCAAGCTGGCAAGGTTAAGACTGAGGACTTCTTCGAGGCCATCAAAAAGACTGCTGGTGCTGGTAGTGATCTCCAAAAAATGGCGACACAGTACAAGGACATCGGTCAAGCACTTGACGGACTAAAGGAGACAATATCAAACAAGCTACAGCCAGCATTCATGGCCTTTAATGCTAAGGGCATTAAGGTCGTGACAACGGCTACAAACGAGTTATCAGACGCAATCGACAGATTGACCGAGGCATTCGAAAAAAACGGCCTAAGCGGAGTTTTGGAAGAACTAGCATCATCAGCTGGCAAGCTACCAGCTCCACTAAGGGAGATTGCCTCAGTAGGTGGAGCAATGGCTGGCATTTTTGTAGGTCGTAAGATATTTAATCCTCAAACCTTTGGACTAGTAAGCGACGGCATAGGGCTTGTGAATCATGGTATCAAATCTATACCAGCCGGATTAGACAAGGCGACAGAGGGACTATTCAAACTGCAGACCATCACGGGTCGTTTTGATATTGGATCAAGAGGTAATCGTATTTGGAAGAGCATCTACTTACCATTTGAAAAGGCCTCAGCGATGTCATTTAGTGTACTAGATCGAATGGGCAGCATGTTACCAAACAGGGTTACGGCTATAGGTGGACGATTAGGCGGTGCATTTGGAACAGTAGGCGGTAAAGTAACTAGTGGACTTACTAAGATGATGGGCTTAGGCTTAAGGCTCATACTTCCAGCCGCCTTAATTGCGACAGCAATCGCTGGACTAGGTGTGCTAGCTAATGCTTACGGCGATAAAATCAACGATATGATCAAGATTGCCGTTGAGAAAGGTCCGGAAGTAATAGCAAACTTCACAAAGAGTGTTACTAGCAAACTACCCGATCTAATCAACAGCGGGTCACAACTACTGATTAACTTTTTGAATGGAATAGGACAGTTACTCCCAAATGTGCTAGATAGTGCATTCACAATCATTGAGACGCTTGTCAATGGATTATCAGCGAACGCACCAAGCATAATCACAAGTGCGGTTGAAGTTTTATCAAAGTTCATCATGGGTATCGCTGAGCACTTGCCTGATCTAATCGTTACTGGAATGAATTTGCTTGCCTCACTTGCGAAAGGCATTGCTCAGAACTTCCCACAGATAGCAGAGACCGCATTCAACGCACTGATAAAGTTTGTTGATGGAATCATCGAGAATTTACCTCAGATACTTCAAGCAGCCGCACAGATTGTGCTGTCGCTGGTCAGTGGACTTGTAGCTGCGTTCCCTACAATCGTTCAAAAAGGTGTCGAGCTCATCGGCAAGCTAGTTAGCGGAATTGTACAAGCTATACCACAAGTATTTACTGCGATTCTAGGACTAGGTAAGGGAATTGTTGACAGAGTCTCTAAGATTGACCTAAAGAGCATAGGAAAGGCTATCATCCACGGATTTTTGGGAGGACTCACAGCTGGTTTTGAAAAGGTGAAGAACTTTGTCGGAGGAATTGCTGGGTGGATTAAGAAGCATAAAGGTCCTATCGAATACGATAAGAGACTTCTCATTCCAGCTGGTAACGCAATCATGAGCGGACTTGATAAGGGATTGACCTCTTCATTTTCGAAAGTAAAGAGGACTGTTGACGGAATGGGTTCAAGCATAGCTGATAGCTTTGGAATCGGTAGACAGATGAGCTTTGCTGGCATACCTACTGCTAGTCTATCAAGCGAGTACGACTATGATGCAGTAGCAAGGTACACAGTGATCGTTCCAGTCGAACTAGATGGCAAGGAAATCGCAAAGGCAACCGCAGACCCTATGCGTGAGGAATTAAACAAGCGAGAGAAGAGGGAAGGAAGGAGACACGGACGTGTATAGATTTACTGACGTGACCGAAAAGGGTAGCACAATGCTACCCTCTGAGGCCTTACGAATAAACGGCAAATACATCGAAGAGCTTGTCAAAGGCTATAAGACGCTCAATGTAAAGGGCAGAGAGTTATTGCTATCAGACATAGACGAATACTCTACAGGTGGAGCTGATGGCACTAGTATGCGAAGACGAAAGTATCCAGCTAGAGTCATCACAGTGACCTTCCAGCTCATAGCAGAAACTAATGAGGAATATCGAAGGGCTTTTGAAAAACTCAACGCAGTTTTAAATGTTGAGGATGCACAGCTTATTTTTGATGATGAAAGGGATAGGTACTACATCGGCACTCCATCAAGCTATGAAGATATAGATCCTGGTCGTAACGCAGTCGTGGGGAAATTCTCTATAAAGTGCTTTGACCCATTCAAGTACGCACTCACCGAAAAGGTTATCACTGCAAATAAAGACAAGGTTTTTGAATTTAACTATGCTGGAACCTATCCAGCACACCCACATTTTGAGGTATCTTTGCCAGAATCATCATGTGGATATATGGCATTTGTCAATCAAGACGGTAAGATTATTCAGCTGGGCAATCCGTCAGAGATTGACGGAATAGCATTACCACCATCTGAAAGACTAATCGACATATCAAGATATACCAATCCATTCAAGGCAAGTGAGTGGAAGATTAACGAGAAGAATCTGCCATCGCTACATGGAATGGTGGTAATTGATGGAGCATTAGACACAGTCGCAGATAAGGTGCAAGCAAAGACTTACGGAAATGGAACAAAATTCCACGGTCCTTCTATAACTAGAATGGTAAAGGCAGATAAGAGCGGACATGTTGGAGCTATGAATTTTAGATGCACATTCTCACACAAGTTCTGTTTGTCAAAGGACATCATTAATCAGCAAGGTGCTTTCAATGTGCTCTTTTGTCACAATACTGGCACAGAGCGACATCTTGTCACCGCCTTTTCGATAGAAACATACGAGGCTCCTAGAGTCGCACTGACAAGGATGTTCGAGGGAGACGTAGGTATCTCCACGTATGGTCCTGATGTTCCAATTGATTGGGATAACCTAAAGACTGGAGCCTCTGAGAACGCATCAAATACATGCACAGTAACCAAAGTGGGTGAAGTGGTGACCTTTAATATCTATGGGACAAAGAAATCAATAACCATAAGAGATCGAGACAACAGAGAAGTAAACGAAATTAGCATCGTTTTCGCTGCGTATGGTAATAAGCCGACTTTAGGACTTAATATGCTATATGATTTAACCTTTACTAAGGATCATACGACGACATTTATTGACATTCCAAACAAGTTTTCGCAAGGCGACAACATCAAAGTGAATGGAGACGAGGGTCGCATCATAGTCAACAATCTCGAAACACCTGAGTACGGAGCAATCGGCAATGACTGGGAAGGCTTTAAGCTAACGCAAGGAGCCAATCGCATCAATGTAGCCATGTCAGACTGGACAAAAAATGCACAGATAAAACTAAAGTACAGAGAGAGGTACATATAAATGATAATCTATTTTGCAGACAAAAAACTAAACATACTGGGTATGGCCTCCACCAAACTATCTAAAGGCTTTAAAATCACCGATGACAGCAAGGTTCAAGCAGTGGACACAGGTATTGCCACTCTAGGCTTTAAAATCGTTTATACAAGCGAAAATAAGGCTCTACTAGAGCAAATGACAATGACTGGCAATCAGCTTTTATGCTCAAGGGATGGCAAAGACGAGGTATACACCATCATCGACACCGTGGAAGACTCCAAGAACCAGGATATCGAAGTGTATGCGGAAGATGCTGGACTTGACCTATTAAACGATATTGCAGAGCCCTTTACCTCTGCAGAGGCAAAACCTATCAGCTGGTACATTGAGAAGTGGACTAAAGACAGTGGCTTTGAGATAGGTATTAATGAAATCTCAGACCGCTCTAGAAAACTTAGCTGGGATGGAGAGGCGACTGTCACTGAAAGGCTTGCTAGTTTATCGAAACAATTTGACGCAGAGGTATCGTATAGCTTTGACATCAAAGGGCTTACAGTGGCACACAAATACATCAACATCTACAAACGCAGAGGAAAGGATGTAAAAGAGGAGCTCAGACTGAATCGTGACATAGATCGTATTGTTGTGAAGAAATCTATATCAAATCTTGCAACAGCTCTAATCGTCAAAGGTGGAACTCCAGAAGGTCAGAACGAGCCTATCACTTTGAAAGGCTTTGTATATGACGATGGCGATTTTTATGTCGATGCAGACGGAAGGCTATGCTCAAGGACTGCACTTGCTAAGTGGGGAAGAATAAGCGAGATCACATCGGAAGACGGACTAAAGAAGACACAGACATTCAAGCATATCACGAAGACATATAGCTATGACACAGTGGTACAGAAGACACTTTGTAACCACGCAATAGGTAAGCTAAAGAAGATAAGGGACATTGAGGAGAACTACGAGATTGACATTAATAAACTTCCTGAGAATATTGCAATAGGCGATAGAATCAACATCATTGACGAGGCTGGAAAACTCTACCTATCGGCTAGACTACTCAAGCTAGAGGAATCTATCGACGATGGAATGCAAAAGGCTACTTTAGGCGAGTATCTCATCCAAGATAGTGGAATCTATCAGTCAATCGTTGACCTTGCGAACGAGCTCAAGGCTCTTCCACGACCTAAGCCACTATACACATGGATTGCTTATGCAGATGATAATCACGGAAATGGAATATCATCCTCTGCAGATGGCAAAGCATATCTAGGTATCAGCAACGGACAAGCAAGCGAGACAGTAGACCTAAGCAAGCCTGAGCTCTTTACATGGAACAAAGTCAAGGGAGAGGACGGAAAGGATGGCAAGTCAGTCTATACATGGATAGCATATGCAAGTGATGACAAAGGCTCAAACTTTGCACACACATACTCAAGTATTCATACATGGACAGGAATCGCACTAGGCAAGGATGTCGAGACTCCTTCAAGCGACTACACAGATTATCAATGGCATCCTATCGTTGACGAAACACTAAGACAAGATATCGACTCAATCAGCACAATGCTAGGGACTTCAGTTGAAGAGGCACAGAAGACAGCTACAGACTATATCGCATCATCACCTAAAGGCTTGATGGTGGCAGACCTTAAAGACGGACATCAAGAGCCGGAGACAGCGACAGGTTCAAATGTACTTATCACAAGCGAGGCTGTCCATATCAGAAATGGACAGAGTGTGAATGCATCCTTTGGAAATTCAGTGGTAATCCGTAGCGAGGAATCAGAACTCACACTTAATAAGTCGCTTGATATCGGATATATCAACACCTCTGCAGAGGGAACTATTAGAGCGAGTCTATCACCTAGAGGACTATCAATGACTAGTGCAGTGGCTACAATCAATCTAGGCCCATCTTTTGTGATAGGTCCTAAAGGTGGTGTCAATGCTGGAATGTATTACAGTGGCAAATCACTTGTATTTGATAGAGAAGGACTGAGTTCATCACATGTAATCTATGTACCTGAGCTCAAAATTGGCAATGTAAGTCTCAAGGCAAATGGAAATCAGCTATACACTGATGAACTCTTTAAGGCTAAGGGAATTGCTGGGTCGTTTATGCAAGCAAACTCAACGCAAAATATAACTCTTATGAAGAATGGTGTTATCACACCATTTCAGCTCAATAATGCACTGTTTTCAAGTGGGGATGTGTTTTCGCTCATCAATGGTGCAATCAAAGTCAGCGAGGGAGGACTGTATGAAATCAGTGCTGGTGTCTACTTTGAGAACGATGTTGCGGCATCTCCATTTAATGGCGTTTACGTCAAGTCAAATGGTAATGAAATTGCATCAACAGTTATCACAACAAGGGCTGGCGGAGGTATTGGACTTGCCTCGAAGGTGGTATCACTGACAGCTGGTGCAGAGGTGACTTTGAACGCTAGACACATCGGAGGGGCTAATGTCACAGCAGAGGGAAATAATCCAGCTACTTACCTCTATATCAAATATCTATGCAGAGCAGAAGGGTAAAATAGGAGGGCATATGGAACAGTTCACAAGCGAAGATTGTTATAGACGCAGAGAAAGCGACATAAAAAAACTAGAAGAGCATACTCACGGAATCATCTCACTTGAAAAGAGGATGGACTCACTTGAGAATATGACATCCGAACTTCAAAAGATGAATGTTAGCTTACAGTTAATGGTGCAAAAGATGGACGCACATCAGGAAGAACTCAACGAGCAAGGCGAAAGAATAAACGCACTTGAACAAGTACCAAAGATGAGGTGGAACGCAGTTGTCCAAGCCATCATATCCGTGTTAATAGGCTCAGGAATGACATTAGTTATTCAAAACATTTTAGTTAAGTAAAGGTGGAAATAACTCCACCTTTTTATTTTTTATTCAAGGAGGTATATTTATGAATCTATTAGAAACAGCCGAGTTAATGAACAGTAAGGACTTCAAGGAGCGTTTTAAGGCTGAATATTACCAAACGAAATACCGTTATCTAAAGTTACACAAACTCATAGTAAAAATCGACGCTGGCACATCGGAATTTACTCCATCTTGTCCTATTGATTTGCTGAAAAAGCAAAAGGCTGCAATGGGGGAATACCTCTATTGTTTAGAGGTAAGAGCCGAGATAGAGAATATTGAACTAAATTAGTTTTTCAAGACAAGGAGGTATATCATGAATCTTGATTTTGTAACAAACCTTTATATCCCACTAGTTATCGCAGTTTGCCTAGTAGTAGGCTATCTGATGAAGAAATTCCTACCGACCGACAACAAGTACATTCCACTCACTGTTACAGTGTTAGGAGCGATACTAGGTTGTATTGACGCTCACGCAGTCACACTAGTTGCTATTGCTAGTGGCATGATTAGTGGACTTGCAAGCACTGGCTTGCATCAGATTTTTAAGCAGATTTTAAAACTAGAAGACAATACAGATAAGAAAGTCGAGGACTAGACTATGGCATATCAATTTATAGAGGACTTTGACAGTCCAAACTATGGCAAATACTTTGTCGGAGAAACGAATCAAAATCACCCTGAGTACATCTGTATTCACCATTGGGGGATGATGGGACAATCGTTTATGGGTGTTGTAAATTGGCTATGCAATCCAAAGGCAGGCTCATCGGCTCATCTAGTAGCTGAGGCTGGTAGAGTGGCTTGTATAGTTAGTTATCTTAATGTAGCTTGGCATACTGGAGTGATGGAAGAGAACGCAAGGAGTATAGGCATTGAGTGTCGCCCTGAGTGTCGCCCTGAAGATTTTGAGACAGTAGCAGAACTTATCGCTGATATATGGCGATTCTGTGGTCGCAAGATACCACTTAGAGGGCATTGTGACATCAAGCCTACTCAGT